TTGTCTGAAACTTGATCGGAAAGACGATGTTCTCATCATCCATCTCGATGCACATTCCTACAAAGTAAGCGCCGTGTTCTTCTACCATAAACTTATTTATAATGGGAAGGACCGAAGCCCCTCCCATCACACGCACATCATCCGGCATCTGCCATCTCTACAGCAGTCTCAAGCGCACGTGTCTTGAGACCTTTGTTGTAACCGTACCAGGCCGACTGGAGGCGCGTATCAGCGCTTCGGCCAATGACGTGGTCGGTCATGAAGGTGACGGCATTGAATGCCTGCCACCACGTACCCTCAGCGAACTCAGCACCAGGCTGCTGATCGATGATGTTCAGAGCGATCTCAGCGTTCTTGCTGAGTTCCTTCTTGGCACCACTAACCGGGAAGACGCGCTTGAAGTAGTCAACGATGTTCTCATCGGTGAAACGTTTCGAACCGAGGTAAGCTGCCATTTCCTTGTAGGACTGGAGCTTTTCCTTGGCAACACCAAGCATTTCCTTGACGTTATCACCGTTGAACTCGTTACGATGCGAAACCTTGACAACCTGGTTGGCATCACGCGACAGCGAAAGCGACAGAGTGTTGTTGCACACAACGCGGATCGGAGTGAACCGTACGTCGATCGACGAACCATACTTGTGAGGGTTCGTGAAGAGGAGGTACGACTCGACAGCGTCACCGTTGAACAACTCGAAACCGTCCTTGACCTTGGCCAAAGCCCAGACAAGTTGACCGTCACGAAGTGAACCGGCGGTATGCATCTCCATCTCACCAGCTGCAACGAAATCATTGAAGAAATCGAACGCATCAGAGTTCTGATTGGGAACCCAGTCATTCGTGATGACATCGAGGACCTTGTTGTCACGGTCACGGACCAGAGCCGAGCGACCAATGTCAACCTGTTCACCACCGATTGTGGCGTATGCAGGAACCGGAACAACCTTCCAGTCGAGGTCTGCAGCCTTGAGCATCTGCTCAGGAGTAAGGTCATTCGAGACCTGAGTACCAAGACCGTGCCATGGGGTTTCACCCGCCCATGCCATCGAAGCCTTGCCGTCGATCATTTCAATCATATGTGCCATAATATAGTTTCCTTTTCAAATCTTATTATTCATACTACCATACTTTTGATAATATGTACATAACTATTTTTCAAATTATGCAATTTCCATCGACTCAGTGAGGATTTCAATGTAAGCGCGTTTTGCTTCACGGTACAACTGGCGATCAGTACATTCACTGAAGTCGAAACCATCACATTCCAATGCATGCTGAATCAGCACAGCATCTCCAAGCGTGACCTTGAGGTTAGCAGCGATGTTCCGTGTGTAGATATTCATGTTCAATCTCCTTAGCTTATTATTCATATTAGCACAGTTTTGATAATATGTACACAACTATTTTTAAAACTCAGATTCTTTTGCCATCATGCAGATATCTGTCACCATACCGACGACACCAACCAGCAGCTGCAGCTCCCATTCCTTCTGCAATCCCATCCAGATATAGGCCTTAATGCCGGTCACGCGCTCCAATGCGAGCGCCGTATCGGACTCAACCGGATTGTGGCCCTTGAGGATCGTGTTGACGAGCTTTGGTGTAAGGTCGGCGCGGCGCGCGAATTCGGCTTGGCTAACGCCGAGCGTCTCCAGATATTCCTCCAGCATTTCGCCGGGATGAATGGCCCAATTGGGCTGGAATGATGTTTCTTGTGCAGTGGCCACGTTCATAACCTCAATGATAGTCGACGGCCGCACGACATTCTTCATAGAAGTCTGCAGATCCAGCCGTACCGGCGACGACAAGAAAACCAAGACCGAAAGCAATCCCACCAAAAATCTTCATGTTCAATCTCCTTAGCTTATTATTCATATTAGCACAGTTTTGATAATATGTACACAACTATTTTCAAAACTCAGAATTTTTTGAGAGCAGGCATATGCCGGTTACCATAGTAGCAACACCGGCCAGAAGCTGCAACATCATCCGGAGATCGCTCATCGGCGCACCGGCAACGCAGTCAGCTGCGGCCAGGCATTCTTCATAGAAGTCTGAAGCGCCGGCCGTACCGGTGACGAGAAGAAACCCAAGACCGAAAACGATCGAACCAAAAATCTTCATAACAATCTCCTTAGCTTATTATTCATACTAGCATACTTTTGATAATATGTACACAACTATTTTACGACCTTGATCTTGTGTCCAAGAAGCTTTTCGATCTCAGCGATTGTCATTTCCTTAGCAGGATTCATACGATTCATACGCTCATTGAATTCGGCTTCCGTGAGCTCTTCGCCATTCAGATACCAATACTTGCGACCATTTGCGCCTTCAATTGCAGGGCCATCTAGCCGATGTAGTAGGCCATTCAGGTGCCAACTAAAGGTACCATATTCCTTTACTGTAACTTGATATGTAGTCATTTTTATGCTTCCTTCTCAACATACTCACAGACCATCTCTAAGAACAATGCTGGATACGCTTCCATATCCATAAGCTGTTCACGGACAGTCTCGTTTACACCATGCTTTGCAAAGTAGTTTGCAACGGCACGCTCAATGGTCGGCATGCCAAAATATATAGTGATAGGACACGTCATTACGCAGCTTCCGCCATGCGGTCATAGTCACTCATCTCAGCTTCAGCATCATAGTCACGGAAGATAACCTTGAGCTTCATCATTGTCAGAGCGGTTTCAGCCAGAACTGCGATCGAAGTCTTAGATGGGGACTTGTGGTTGTAGTACTCGATATAGATCCAGTTGATCATGTTGTGCGCAGCATTCTTTGCACGGACAATGCGGATTACTTCACCACGGATGGTACCAGCAGCAGACTCATAACGAACACGGTCACCGATGAGAACGTTGGTAGGATGTGTCATACTCTAAGATCCTTTATCACAGTTGGTATTACCATTATACACAGTTCTGAGATTTTGTACACAACTATTTTGGAAATTAGAGGTAATTTTCGGTTTTGAATCGGTTGCGGATTTCGGGGAGGGTAAAGGTGATGGTAATGGTAGGATTTCCGGAAGGGGTATCGGAGTTATATTTGATGTTGATGATGTGGGGATAGTAGGGGGTAAGGGTTTCGAAGATATTGTGGTTGTAGTCGAAATCGAAGGTGATGGTGTTGGTCATGTTTTTTCTCCTTAGCTAACTATACCAGTGTACCATCTTTTCAAAATAATGTACATCAAAAAGTGAAAAAAAATGCAGCCGAAGCTGCATTTTCTTATTGGTAATGATAGGCTCGACAGAGAGCCGCTGCTTTCTCAAGGTACTCTCGAGACTTGACAACGAATACCTGAGGTACCGGTTCCTCATCCACGGCAATGATGACAACCAGTTGAGTAGCCATCATACCAGTCATCTCCCATAGCATATACGAGTAGAGAGCCGTCTGGAGGAAGTAGGATTCAATCCACTGCTTCATCTTCTTCCTGGCAGATGTCTTGTAGTCAATGATCGCCATCTTGCCATCCCACAACGCAATCAGATCACATGAACCGGCAATCTTCAGTTCATCTGATACCAGCGTCAACTCACATCCTACAATGTCATCGACGTGCTCATCCAGGACCTTCTTGACCTGATTGAACAGTACTGCATTGAAAGGCATACTAACATCCACGTCGTCACCACGGACGTAGCTCTCACACATGTTGTGGATGTTAGTGCCTCTTGTCGATGCAAGCCGACTTGTGAAGTTGGCCTGTTCCTCACCGACCCGTGCCCGCCAGTCATCTAGACCGGACTTGTCTAGCATCTTGCCGAGCACGGTGGTTACCGATGGGTATTTCCCGTTTGGTGTCACATAGTGACGTACTCCGTTGATCTCTTCACGAGGATAGTGATCGAACTCCTCCTGTAACCAGGAGAAATTTTTACGGTTGGAGACCGAGTTGTTGCCGCGCAATGATATATTCCTTCACTAGCTTCGATCGAACAATATCCTGTTCGAGGAAGTCAATATGTACAAAGTCATTCAGCCGATCGATAACACGCATGAAATTTTTCAGGCCGTTCTTCTCTTGGTCCTTCGTAAGATCTGACTGACGGAAGTCACCACAGAACAGTACTCTACAACCCTTACCAATACGTGTAATAACAGAATCCAGTTCATGGAATGTCATGTTGTTCATCTCATCAACGATGATGTAGCAATCATTCATTGTGACACCACGAATAAACGATGTCGAGATAAACTCAATGGCATTCTTCTGCTTCAGCACCTCGTATGCATCTGACCTGCTAAATAGCTCTGTACAGATTGAATAGTAAGGTGCCTCGTATACCTTCATCTTCTCATTTTGGTTACCCGGAAGGAACCCCATATCACGTGTTGGTACTACTGATCTTACTATATAAATCTTCTTTTGTACACCTCTTTTTTCCATCATCGCTTCAATTGTTTTATATAGTGCGATGTACGTCTTGCCGGTACCAGCCATACCATGCAACATCAGATGTTTTCCAGCATCGAATGCTTCAAATGCAATACGTTGATTCTCTGTGAGCGGGTTAACGTCTTTAAGCGTGAAGTTCTGACTTCTGAATGTTAGACCTTCTTGTTCATCACCATTCTGTCTGGCAATTCTCTTCTCTCTTTTTGTTAAACGCGGCTGGTTGTGTTCCACAAGTTATCCCTTGCTTTTATGTTTCGTGACGACGTCCCTAGTTTTAGATGCCTTGACACCTTTATCGCCGTGTGATTGACCCAATGGAGAGTGTGGGTTTGCCTTGGCGATTCTATTCAATACGTCACCAAACCCACTATCCGTCTTGACTCTGTCACCGGTGTTGCCGATAATCGAAATACTAAAGACCGGATTGATGGTGGGATTCTCAGCCAAATATGTCTTATAGGAATCATAAGACATCACATCCTCCCACTGCTCTCCGGTCTCAGTATCTACGAATTCATATAACGGCATCAATACTCTTCTTCAGTCAATTGAAATAATGCATTGACATTTTTAGACTTTAATGCCGCTCGCAGTCTTTTTTCTTTGATACGATCACGTTGATTATTTTGACCATAGTGTTCGTAATCATCACTGTACTTATTATTACGTTTAACCGACTTGCTCATTAGGGAATCAGTCCTGGGAATGCAAGGTTGACAACTTCGGCATCAATGCCTGTTACCTTCCTATCCTTGACAGCAATGAGTAGTTGTGCATCCTTAGGATACATCGTCTCAAGAAGTCCAATGAATAACATCTCACGCTTGACCTTGCCAAGCTCTGGGTTATTACCAAGAAGATACATTGAGAGAGTTCGAGCTTCATGATACAATCGACCTTCCTGATCAAGGTATGCAGTAGGCTTGTATGGAGGTGCACCCTCTGGTAGTTCCCACTTGACACCTGGATAGAATGCAAGTTCTAGGATATAACGAAGGGTATCGCTATTGTGATCACGTAGGTATTGTGCTTTCTCAA